TTGCCGCCCATGTCACCCAGGTCCATTTCTTCGTCGCCTTCAGGCGCCATATCATCAGCAGGCATTTCGTCACCCATTTCATCGTCGCGCTGACCGGGCTCCATTCCGCCGCCGCCGTAACCACCAGCACCCATCTCACTAAGACGCGATTGACCAAGGGGTCGCAAGTTAGCGAGCTTCATAAATTGGCGGATCTCGCCTTCTGTTAATAATTTCTTACGAGCCATTGTAAATCTCCTTGTTTAATGACATAAACTCAAAAATAAATAGTAGCATCATCGCATAATAGCCTCAAAATCGAAAACAACTTATCAAATTTAAAGACTTTAGCTTTTTTAATGCTTTTGTTTCTATTTGTTTAATTCTTGCAAATGACAAATGTTCTCGTTCAGCAACCTCGCGTAAGGTCATACATCCGTGTTCATAAACCGAAACTAACGTACAGTTATATTCATCTGGGTAATCTTGCCATAGACGGCAGTCTGTCTCTTTGCATTGTTTCTTTTTTCTCATACATTGGCGCGAACACTCACGTAAGCCATCAACCTTTTTCATAGCTCTGGGTGCTCCTCTTCGATGAGGTCAAATATATTTTCTATCTCTCCATCATTCAATCCAAAATCTTCCATCTTCTGCTTTCCTTTGTCTCTTAACTGCTTTGATTTTGCTTTCTTTTTCTTATTCTGCGGCTTCATATCGTCAATATAGCTTTGTATGCGCTCATCGCCGTCAAGATATCCAGCAATCATGGCGCGAAAGAACTTTGACTGGGTTACACCATCATGTCGTAACTTTAAGATAAGTTTAGCATGTTGGTGTGTATTTTCAACAAACGCAACCTTCTTATCCAAATGAGGATTGGCTACGTCATCGGACATTACCAAGCCCTCGTATTGATGTGAGTGCGGCTTTCGGACAAGCCAGATGTAGTTTGCGTTACAAACTGCGCCTTGGCTTGTAATTCACGCATATTACGGGCACCAGTATATGAAAAGCCAGATCGAATTCCCTTCTCTAGATCCTCTAATATAATCTGCGCAGGTCCACGATGCGGAACGCGAGTAGACACACCTTCAAAAGATGAGTATTTGCCTCGCCACTCAACTTGCGCCTCCTTAGACGCCATTCCTCGATAAGTTTTCCATCGATTACCTTTGGCATCCATATGAATATCGCCGGGAGCCTCGGATGTTCCTGCAAGCAAGGAACCTATCATTACTGCATCAGCGCCGGCTGCAATTGCCTTGACTATATCGCCAGAGTTTTTAATACCGCCGTCTGCGATAATTTTAACGTCCCTATCTGTCTTGGCACACTCGATGATAGTTTGCAGCCCTGGCAATCCGTGACCAGTTTGAATACGTGTGGAGCAAATTGAACCACCGCCAATGTTGCATCTAACGCTATCTGCTCCCCAATCTGCAAGATCGTTGATACCCTCAAGTGTTGCAACATTTCCGGCCATAATATGATAATCGTTGCCAAACATTCTTCTTAGTTTATGTAGAGCTTCCTTCATCATAATGTGATGACCATGAGCCACATCAACACACAAAAAGTCTGCGCCGCAATCTACAAGTGCGCTAGCACGCTCAAGATAATCTCCTGTAATGCCAACAGCGGCGCCAATAATACGCGGTGATTTGACCTTATTTATCTCACTCATCTGCTCTTGAATGGTGTTGTAGCGGTGAATTATTGCACTGGCGCCAACATTCCCCATCGCATTACCCATCGCACCTTCTGATATGGTGTCCATGGGGGAAGCAAAGATAGGCAACTGGAGGATGACTCCCTTTGTTAGGTCAACAGAGATGTCAATCTCAGAACGACTACGGATGTCGGAATATTGAGGTACCAATAACACATCATCATATGAATAAGACCTATTCATCTTCTGTCCCTTCATGACTTCCGCCGGGTTAGTGTTTTTTTAGCCTTCTTTTCGTTAACCTCATGTGCATCCGCCGCCATTTGAGAGTGTAGTTCCTTCGCCAATGGTCCGTCTCCCACCATTTCAGCTAGTTTTTGTAGCTTTGATTGAGGCTCGCGTGACTGATTGTTTTTGGGTGGTGCTGTTTTTGCAGCTTCGCCTATCGGAGACTTTTTGTCATCGGAAGCTACAATATCGTTCTTTTTGTCCAGCGCATTTAAAGCTTCTAGCGCTGCTTTACACTTTGCTACGGTGTTGATATTGTCTTCCAAAAGAAGAAGAACTTCTGATTGGTGAAGGTCAATTGATCGATCTGCACGTAACCTAGAAATAAAGTCTTGCGCGGCTACTAGCTCAGATTTCAACTTTAATCTTAGCGATTGAATTATTTTATCAGACATATTAAAACTCCTCATTTATAAATGTTTCTATATCTTCGGGCCAGTACCAAGTATATTCATTTGGTTCTGCTGGCTCCTGTAATGTATGGATACTAGGCTTACCGAAAGGACCAGTTTTAAACTTTATTATGGTTGGCACGCCGTTTAATTCAACCAGCTCGCCAATCTCAAATTCTTCAGGCACATCGAATACGTTAAAAGCCATGAAAGAAACTTTGTCGTATTTTTCAGCAATAGCGTGATATGGTGGCGCTAGTAGTTTACAATAATGACACCGGGGAGAATAAAACTTAATAACACAGTCGTTATCTTCTTCAACCCATCCGGTCAATAATTTTTCTAGCGCGCGCAAGGTAACTCTAGTCACTAGTGGCTTATCTTTCATTTTCGCTCCTGCTCTTGAAGTCCTCTATAATCTGTTTTGCAGTAGCCCAACAGTCTGGGCAGTATAACCTGACCTCATCTTTCTGTGCCACAACTACGCTCCAAGTTCTTGCCATCTCTTTACTTTTCTTATCAAATGGCTTCAGACAAGTCAGGCACTCGTCTGGTAACTTCTCAAACTGGAAAATTTTTTGGGAAAGTTTTTTGGACGAATCCTTCCCTATTTTCTTTTCCATGGCGCGGCGCTGCTTGCGGTTCATCTGTTTATTGCTCCGAATACTTGCTGGCTACCGCTGGAAAACACCACCACTGCTGATGGGAAGGGGGCGCTGTTTGCACTATCGCCAAACTTTAGCCGACCCTTGACAAAATATACCTCGCTGGCTTTCATAACATAGTTGTGCCAATACTTGGTGTCTGTTCTCGCTGGAATTAACATAACCACTTTGGACTCTCCATCCTTAGCAGTATTATATCCTTTTTCAATCCACTTGTCAATGCCTCTTCCATACGGAGGGTTAACAAATGCAGTGTGCCCAGACCAATCTTTAGAAAGACCATCTTCGGCTTCTGTGTAAAAATTAGTGCACTTTGTGTTATGGATGCTTGCGCAGGGATCCAAATCAAACGGTCCAAAGCGCCAGTTTAGCTTGTCGTAAAATTGTTGGGGCGTTGCCCAGTTGCCAGTTTTTGAACTGAACATTGTTTTTGTGGTATTTTTATCCATCTGTGCTCCCTAGGGCTCCTGTGCCCCTATTACTAATTGTCTTGGGGTAATCATATAGTGTGCCCTCAGTATTTTCTTGCGGCTGAAAGTGTACGACCGGCATCATTACCAGTTGCGCGATCTTGTCGCCGTCTTGGATGACGCGGGTGTCGCGTCCAATATTATGGACATTGATAAACACTTCGCCATCATAGCCCGAATCAATCACGCAAGCGCCAACCACCAAGTTTAACTTAGCCGCCACGCTTGAACGATTCTTTACCTCCAGCATGTAGCCGTGGGGCACACCAAAGCGCAAGCCAGTCGGCACAAGCATGCTGGTATTAGGATGAACCGAAATGATCTCTTGTGGCTCTGTCGCAGAATAAAACACATCAAGCCCCGCGTCTGATGGGTTGGCGCGCTGTGGGTTGTGTGCACTGTCTCGCGTCTTGGTATACTCGATAATCACTCTTCATCTCCTGAAAACATGTTGAAGTTCTCAACAACCTCGTCAATGTTTACCTTACCTTTGTAAAGACGGTAAGCCTTCACAGCGGCTCGGATCTCGTCAGTATTGAGCCATCCGTTCTCACGAAACTCAGAACGTAGCTCTCGCTTCTGCTCCTTGTAAGGCTCGATACACTCTTCAATTGCCGCCAACGAACGAATATATTCCTTGACGTAACGCTTTCTTTCTTCATTAGTTGAAGCCATTTTATCCCTCCTTGGATACTTTATAAGTGTAACAAACTGCGATCTGTTTGTCAACGATTATTTAAACTGAAATTGAACTTTTACACCGATTTTCATTTCGGGTATTTTTAGCTTGTTCGCTAGCTTGTGGCGCTTACACTCTTTCGCGTCGAGAAACCAATCAGCGTGTCCTTTTTCGTGAACTATATCAAGAAAGTAATCCTCATGATGTCCACAGTTTTTAGCCATCATTTTATAAACCTTCTGGTTGAGGCGCTCAGTTTCTTGGGCACTAACTTTAACTTCTTCAACCTTTCCCCACGCCATTGAACTAACATCGTGGATCATCACAGTGGCATCAGGGTCCATGTAACGCATCCCATCCACACCAAAGCTAAACAAGATAGCACCACACGACATCGCCTTGCCTTGTACAATTGTGGCGACCGGAATACGCGAGTGGTGTATATCAGAAATCATAGACATAAGACTGTATACCTGTCCACCATAGCTATCAATGATAATCGGAAGAACTGGCTGTCCTGTATTCTGTGCTCTTGCCACTGATTTGGAAAAATCCTCTGCTGCCTTCTCGTCAAACTTATTAACGCGAATAACCACAGGCAAGCTCTCGTTCCTAAACTTTACCTCTTTTAGCAGAGGGCTCGGTGTATAAATAATATTCATTTTTTATCCTAATAGTTTGAATGTTTTGCCCACAGCATAAGTTGAAAAGCCCCAGTTCTCATCATACTTTAAGCGAGCCATGTATGGACGGTTCAAGTGAATGCGATCTTTTTCGGGCTTGATGCCCCAGCATCGGATGCGAGTAAGCTCGTTGTTGGAGTCGATAACCTCAACGATCCAGTAGTTCTTTCCGTTTTTTGTCTTTCTCGGAATAATCTTGCGCGGGATAAACCAGCATACGCACAACTCAGGATCAAACTCAGAGATCGGAGGCACAAACTTATCTTGTAGTCTCTGAACCGTATCCGGTCGAATAACCAAGTTGATTGGAAACACGCCCGTCAGTTCCGTCTTAAACTGTATAATCTCTTCTTCGCTGAAGTCTCCCTCGGGACGATAAAGTTCTAAATTCTCAGAAAATCTTTTGGGATTTTTTGGGCGGTCTACGATACAGGCAGACCAAAAATGTTTTCTGCCGGTGAACCGATCATCAATAATATCATCCAGGGCACCACCACGACACAAGGCATCCAGAGACTTTTTGTTTAACTTAGAATATGTGATGTTCTCATTGAACAATAGTTCTTCAGCATTGTTGAGTGGTCGGTTGGCAAGGATCTGATCGATTGCTGCCATACCCAGACCCTTGATGGAAGTGAGCGGCTGGATTAGTGTCTTGCCATCGTCGGAGATCTCCCAGACTGTGCCTGACTTGTTGATGTGGAGGGGAGCAATCTTAAAGCCATACTTCTTGGCGATGTTAATTGCCTTTTCCTTTCTAGTCTCGGGCTCCTTGTCG